TATTAATGACCAAAATACCGGGTTCAGCAACAAATGCATTACAATCCCGTATGTATATACGTAATGATGGTAATATAGGTATTAATACAACTACACCAACCCATTTATTGCACGTAAATGGAGATACATTATTAACAGGATTAACTACAAGTTCTATACAAACAACAAATATAAATACAACAAATGCAACAATAAATTCATTAATAAATACATCTTCAACAATTTCAAATACACGTATAACTGGTCAAATATCGATATTTAAAAATACATCAGGATGGAATGCTGGTTTAGTATTTCGTAGTCCAACTATCGGTGATGAAACATTTATGTTTTTTAGTAATTCACCAACAAATTCGTTATCATCTGGTTCTTGGTTAATTGGTAAGCCTGGTGCAGATGATCGTTTTGAAATATCTTATGCTGGATTTGCACAACCATTACTTTGTGCAAGAACGACTGGTAATTTTGGTATATCAACTAATAATCCTTTACATAAATTACATATTAATGGTGGTTTATTTTTAGATAATAATACATCTGGTATTTTACTTGATGCTGCAAATAGACCTTTAATTACACGTGGATGGGATGCTTTTACATCTGGTATTTATAATGGTGCAGGACGATGGGGGTTATTTATGGAAGGTGCTCGTATAAATATAGGTCTTCCAAATGGTATTTTAAGTAATTTTGGTGTATCTACATACAATGCTGATTCTAGTATAGCTGATACACCCTTTTTTGTAAATGGTTCTAGTGGTAATGTAGGTATAGGAACAATAACACCATCATATAAATTACACGTAGTAGGTGATTCATTGATGACTGGTTTAACCACAACAACTATATTAACAACAAATGCAACTATGACAAATCTATTTTTAACAAATTCAACACAATCTTCTGGTTTAATTACTAATATTACTAATACAAATATATTAAATACAAATTTAAGTTCAAGTTCTATAAATGTTTCTGGTCGTGTTCTTTCACGAGTTTCTGCTGGCGGATTTAATTCAAATTTTACCGCCTTTCCTATAACAGATACAAATGAATGTGCTATTAGTTTTTTTCAAAATACAGCTGGTTCAACCGCTTCAGCTGGTAGTGTTTGGACAATTGGTCATAATGTGTTTGGTTCTGGTAATAGAACATTTACTATTGGCACACCTATTTTAAATTCTATTTTAACTATGAATACATCTGGTCAAACACAATTTAATTATAATGTTAATATAATTCGTTCAAATACTACACCTTCACTTGTTATTAGTGGTGGTATAACTGCTGGTAATGGTGCAAATATAGTTCTTAAAGGAGG